GTGTCTAAAAGAAGCATTTCCATATTCTTCTAATGCATTTGGGACTCTTGTAAAGTTTTGCCAATCTTTATCGGTCTCTTTATATTTCTCGTGTCCATATAATGCCCTTAATGCTAAAGCTTCTATAGCATTTTTATTAACTTTGCAATATGTAAAAATAGGTGCTTTTTTAACATCTTGTGATTCCTTAACACCTACTAATGTGTCAATATTTTTTTGTAACATTTCTGATAAGTCAGCTTGTCTGTATTTTGGTAAAAATGTGGAATCTGCTTTAAAATCTAACGATTTTTTCTCGTGACAACTTCCATCACAAAAACATTGTAAACCTCCTTTAGGGCAGCCTTTAACTTTATCTAAATCAAATGTAAAATTATAAGATGTTGTGTTAGGTTTAGGTGTATTATTAAAAAATACATTTACTTCATCTTCTAACACATAGACTAATTCACTTATAAGTTCAATATTTGGTTTAGTATTTCTTTTTAACTGTTGTATATGTTCAGCTAATAAATTTTTTGATGTAATACTGTATTTATTCAAATACTCTCTGATTTGTTTTTCTTCCATTTGTTTTATTTTATTAAAAACGAGGTTAGACTTGGCATACACTTCTCTTTTCCCTACTCGTACATAGTCTGCGTGCTATGAGGCTTCCTCCACGAATATTCAGAAATTCTGAGGTCTGTCACTGTACTACCTGAATCAAGTGACTGCTGTGGTCTCGGAAAGACTCGAACTTTCATGTAACCAATTACCCTTTCTACGCATTATGAGTGCGAGGAGATACGAGACCTAAAAATAAGAGAGAAGTACATCCCACGGTAGCACAAGCTTATCTCTCTTGTCTCAAAGATACTATCTAAGAGGTTGATACCGTTGAAAAAAGACCTAATAACAGTTCTTATGGTATGTAAATTAGGTTCAATTAAGAATCCCATCCTGAAGGTTCTACCTTATTAACTGACAGTATTACGTAATTCTTATCAGACGGAAGTGTGGTTCTTATTAATCACAAAAATATCACTTGTAACATTATTATCATAAGCAGCTAAGGACTTACTTTCCTCTGCAAGTTTGTTATTTACCTTTATTTCAAGTTTTTCAAACTGCCTATTCTTCTGTGAGTAACTTCTTCTGCAAATATATAACTTTTTTATTTATTATACAACTTTTTTATATTTAAAATCTAATATTTTTTTAACTAACTCTGAACGGTGGTTTGATTTTAATTTATGATAACCTACTTCATCAAAAGCTTTTGCAATATCAATAGCAAAACTTAGACCTGTGTAAGACTCTTTAATATCTCTCTGATTATTATCACCATTTATAACTATCCTTCCTCCTTTTCCTAACCTTGTTAACAAAGCTTCCATTTCATGTTCTGTAAGATTTTGAGCTTCTTCAATTATTAGCAATTCTTTATTACCAATAGTTTTACCTCTAATATATTGAGTAGGTATACCTTCTATTTTAGCCGTAGTTGTTTTATTTGCTGTCTTGTCTTTATTTTCCTCTCCTCCACTTAAATGTGTTAGATGCTTATCTACTTTGTTTTTATCATAACAAGTGTATAAATTATCTCTAAAAGCTTCAATATATGGGTCAAATTTACTAGCCAACTCCCCAGGAAGAAAACCTAAACTTTTACCAACCTCTACTGCTGCTCTTGTAACATAGACTTTATCAACATACCCTTTAAATATTAAATCTAATGTTGTTTGTGCAACTACTAAACTTTTACCTGAACCCGCAGCCCCTGTTATAACAACAATTTCTTTTTCATATATATCTGCTTTTACTTTCTTTTGGTCTTCATCTAAAGTAACTTTATACTTAATATCATTTTTTAGTTCTTTCATTTTAACTATTTGGTTTTAAATGTTTGCTGTATATTAAACTTTTTACCCAAAAATTAAAGCAATTTGGGTCTGTTAAACCCCCACCACATAAAATAATTTTTGTTTCTTCATATGTTGTTTCAGCTTTAGTATAACAAAATTTTAGAATTTCTTTTGTATACTTTAACTTACCCTCTTTAATTATTGATAAAAGTTCTTTTGAACTGCCTTTATAAGTTTTCCAAGGATACTCACCTTTACTTACACCTTTATTTTTACCACTTGTATACTTTGGCTTCCACATAGTTTTCCTCCCATAGTAGTATCTTCCATCTTCAAGAGTTATTTTATAAATAAAAGAAAGACTTCCTTTTGGTGTTTTATCTATACTATCTATTGTTTTACCATTGTAAGTCCAATGGACTATTTTATTTTTTACAGTCATTTTTTATTTTTGCCTATCTCTACACAATGTTATATAACCAGTTAAATCCTCTCTTAAATCTGCTATATTTACAAAACTTTCTTTGTGAAATGTTCTTTGTTTTAAAAACTCTTTATACTCTTTTGTAGCAGCTGCATATTTATCAGCTGTTGACATTGTAGGAGGTTTGACATACATAGGTGTCTCATCTTCTTCAAATAGATATTTATCTTTTACCATAGAAACTGCAATTCTCATTTTAATAGCTGTAGCTCCTTTGTCAGACCTATTTTCAGAATTTCTTAATGTTTGTGTGTGCCAAGGTCTTAAATCTGCTTTTAAGTCTAAAAATCTTTGTTGATATTCTAAAAGTGTATCTTTATTAGAGTCACCTACTTTAGTAAAATTTCTAAAAGAGTTTCTAATTTCTTCATAATCTTTTAATATCTCTTCTAATGGTCTCATACTAACTGCTGTTTTAAAAATTCAAATTCTTCAGGGTTTTCTTTTAAGTACTCTGCTAATTTATCTGTTCCCTGTATCTTCTTTTCTTCTCCATCACTAGTAGGGTAAGTAATCCAACCTGCACCTCCTAATTTAACTACCTCTGTTTCACAAAATATTTGTGCATATTCGTCTTCTAATCTAAAACCTCCATCGTAATAAAAATTTAAAGTTATAACTTCTTTTTTATCAAAAGCTCCTGCTTTACTTTTACGAATTCTCACATCTAATTTATGACCTATAACTTTCTTTTCAGAATCTTTTATTAATTCTTTTTTTGTGAAATCTAAATGTGTAAAAGGCATGTATTTATTCCATTGTCCTCCTGGAAGAACTCTTGGGTCAGAGTTCATAGCACCTGGATTTTCTCTCCATTGGTTAATTGGTATAAAGGCAATACCCCTTCTTGCACAATTTGCATTAATTATTGGAAACCTAGTACCAAATTTTTTAGCTTCAATACCTATTGTATAATCTTCTGCTGACTTAGCTTCAACTGCTACAGAGTAAAAAGACTTAACTGAATCTAAGATAATACCTGATATATCTTCAGACTGAGAGAAAGCCTCAGCAGTGTCTAGTACATTTTCAAGTACAGAATCTCTATAAATAATAAGCTTACTTTTATTTAATTTGAACCTTTCTACATGGCTATCAGTTATTGTCTGCTCTCCGTCTAATATAGCAACTGTTTTATTTGGATATTTCTGTTGTAACCTTTCTGCCATAATTAATGCAATACTAGATTTACCACTACCTTCCCAACCTGTTAACAATGTCATAGCTCCAAGTGGTACTACTTGATTATTCATGTATAAATCTAAATATGCACTTCCTGAAGAAGAAAAATCTAAATTTAAAGTGTCTATTTCAGATACTTTTTTTACTTGGTCTTGTTCTGCTTTTCCTTTATTTAATTTTTTTAATGTTTCCTCTAATGTCATATTTTATATATTAATCTATTAACCATCTATCTAAAAGCTTCCAATTATATTTTTCTGTAACTTTTTCTAAAAGCTTTTTTACTATTTCTCTTTCTGATTTAAATATAGAAAGAGATTGTAATTGTTCATTAGTACCATCATATAATGAATGACAACCGCAACTACTAAATCTTCCTCCTAAATACACTACATTATCATCATCACACATTATTGATTTAAAAGTAGACTTAGGAAGTCTATGTGCTATCTCTGAAACTTCCCCCTTTAATTTTTCTCCACAATTTTCACAAAATTTATTTTTTGCAATTTCTATATGCTTTTTAAAAAACTCAGGTAAACAAGCTCTCTCTTCCTTACGTTTTTTTAAACCTTTTTCAGAGTAATTTTTCATTTAACAAAAATATAAAAAAGATATCACAATTAAAAATAATTAACATAAAATTAACTACATTTTTTTAAATCTTTAATAAAAGAAGTTATTAAATTCTTTTCTATTTCTAATTCATTTATTTTTTGTTCAATCACACTTAAATCAATCTGATTCTTAGTTTTTTTCTTAACTGTTAATACAGCTATAATATACATATTAACCTCACTTAACCTATCTTCATTTTTACTTATTAGTTCTTCTATATTCATATTTTACAGTTATTTTTTTAGTATTTCCGTTATCTGTTCTTTTAATTTACTTTGAGAATGTGTAAAATTATAATTTTTAAGCATCCATTGTAAATATTTTTTATCTTCATAGAAAATGTCTTGTACAGTTTTTCCTGAAAATTTTCCAAAATTTAAAACCTCCTTATATTCTTTCTCAACAGTGTTAAATATACTCTCAGACCTATCTTTAAAAACTTTTTTATTCCTTTTTATATAAGCATTTAAAACATCTCTTAACTCTTCTTTGTCTAAACCTCCTGCACAGAAAATTATAGTACCTTCCTGTGTTAACGAATAGTGAACAGTATCTACCCAAAAGTTTGAAGAACCATCACGGAACTGCTTTATAACTATTTTATCATTTTTATCTGTTTTCATTTTTATCTGTTTTTAGTTACTACAAGAAAAACTGACTTTTAATAATGGCGGTATATACACGAGACGTATAGTAAAAAAGCTAATTATTAAAACCGCCAAATTTTTATAGCTGTTGTTTTTAAATTTGAACAGGATACAACTTACCCCTTTAAAGATTTTTACATCTTTTGACATCCTAATCACTTAGGTGCGATTTTAACTTATGCTTTTAGCTAAGTGCTGTACGTTAGAGTTATAACTCCTACACCCCCACACTGCGTAACTACCCTTTTTACAATGTTACGTCTTATTGTGCCCACTAACCTATACATAAGCAATTTTTTCGACTATCGGGGACAACATCACCACTATTATTCTCTATTATTTCAAGAGTGTAGTTACTAACCCGACTTCTGACCCCTTACTAAACTTTCGCCTCTCTTGGGTGTAAATGCATTGCATTTGTCTTAAATAAAAAAACCTCTTAACAAAAAATCTCTTGAAGTAGCAGTCAGAGAAATTTTGAAAAGAGGTTAAACCTTATAGTTTTTAGACTGCTACATATAAAAACACCAATAAATATTTTAGTTGACTTACAAGGGCTCGAACCTTGAATAACTGTGCCAAAGACAGTTGTGTTACCATTACACCATAAGTCTGTAATTATTAAAAAACAAAGATAATGTATTAATATAAATTATACAAGTTATTTAACAAAAATTTAACTTTTTGCCAAGCCCACTGTTTTGTGAATAAAAGGTAACTGACCTGCTTAACAACAAAATTAAATTTATTTTACAAATATATAATTTTATTTTTAATTAAACAACATTGTCAAATTATATATTATAAATTTACTAAATCTTCAGGTAATTCTTGAGAAGGTTTAAATTCAAAAGACAATTTAAAAAATATCTCAATCAACTTAGCTTGCTTTCTAATAGAAATTTCTTCTATAGAAAAATAATACTCCTCCCAAAATTTAAAAATTAAAGTGTCCCAAAAAGATTTGTTTTCATAAACATAACTTCTGTTTATAACCACTTTACTAATATTATCAAATAAAACTTCTTCATACTCTATTTGACCTAATCTATCTAATTGAAAATTATTATCCATTTTTAGTTATTAAAATTATTTTACAAAAATAA